TAAAGCAAGTTGTAAAGATAGTCTAAGTTTCTCGTCCTCGGTTAATTGGTTCTGCAAGGCTGCCATGATTTGTATTTGTTCCATGTCAAGCAAGCCACTAGCCTTTTTAAGTTTAGCCTGATCTTTAATAGCCTTGGTTTGTGCGTTAGTTGCTTTTAATTGGGCAAGTGCGGCAGCCTTGGCTTCCTTGGCAGCTCTAGCTGCTGCACCCTCGGCGAATTTAGCCGCACCGCCTTGATCGCCTCCAGCCATTGAACCGCCAGCGGCAAACATGCTTTGTAGGTTTCCAGTTGCTTTAGTAGCAGATTCACTAATTGCATCAACGCCTTTAATCATTAAGCCAATTGCTGCGAACATTGCAGCGTTAGCCGCTATTGCACCAAGCGGGCTAAATAGGAAGTTTCTAGCCACCGCCGCAACCAATATAGCGTTTCTTAAAGTTTTGATTGTTTTGATAATTGCCTCTAAGGAAATAATAAACGCAGCAATTTTATTGATAGTAAACGCTGCAATCATAAGTGCAGCAAAAGTTTTAATTAAAATAATATTGTCAGAAATTAATTGACCAACTTTAATCAAGGCTTCGGAAGCAGATTCACCAAACTTAATAATTTTAGTTTGTAATTGATCTATGTCTGTTGCGCCGCTGATTCTCATAATGGCTTCAACCAGACCTGCGCCAATACTAATTCTAGCCATGTCGGCTGCAACCTTTAACTTACCTAATTTGCCAGCAAAAGTATCAGCTGCTCTTGACGCTGCGCCTTTTGTAATGTTAGTTATTTCTTTTAGTATTAAAGCAAAATCCCCTGAAGCAAGAGTTGTTTTACTAAGACCTAAACCTAGTGCGCCTAATCCCTTTGTGTTTCCTAAATAAGCCTTGCTAAGTGCGTCAGCGGCTTGAACTACGCTAATGTTTTGACGAGCAGCAATATCTAACGCAATGTTTGTAAGATTTTGTGAGGCTGCAAGACTTCGGGTTGTAGTTAATAATTTTTCATAGGCAGGAATTAACTGCTGATCTGCAACTCCATATTGTAATTTTAAACTATTTAAAAATGCTAATGAGTCTGAAGTTGCAAACTCAAAACCTATGTTGCGTAGCGAGTTTGAAAAGAGTGCTAATTGCTTTTCTTGAGCAGCAAACGCACTAACCGCTGACTTAGCAAACGCGGTAACACCGACACCAATAAGAGCTTGTTTAACGTTTCTAGCCAATTTATCGGCAGCGTTCTCAGCTTGAGTAAATGCTTTCTTGCCTGTAAATTGCGCGGCAATATCAATTACTATACTCATTGTGACGCCTTTCTAAAATATTGTTTCTTTTTAAATTGCTCGTTAGCGTTGTAAATAGCAGTTAAAGCGGCTGCGTTAGCTTTGCCACCGTCCTCAGCCCAAGCTCTAAAGATTAACCGACCTTTCATATAACGACCGCGTTTTGTAGAACTTTCAATATTGCCTTGCTTTAGCTCGCCCATTGCTTGAATAAAATCTGAACCCGCTTGAGGATTGTTTGAACGACTAATATCTTTTTGACGTGGGTCGCCTTTGCGACCAACCCAAGGCTGACCTGAAGGGTTTTTTCTACCAGCTGTTTCGTAAATAGCACCTGCCGCAGATTTATTAATTATGTAATAAACAGCTTTAAATCCACGTCTATTAGTTCTGCGTGGGGTTGAACTATATTGAATTTTTGAAACAACAGTTGCGGCGTTAAATAAAGGAAACTTTCTTAATCTATTATCTTGAGCGTCAAAATAAAATTCAGATCGTCGCCTGTAATTCCAATTACTTAAAGGTGAATTACTAGGAACATAATCTTGGGCTTTTTTTACTATGCCACCAAGGGCAACAGCCATTTGATCGTCTAATTGCGCAGCTAGGGCAGGGGCGTAATCTTTAAGAGCTTTTTGAAGCTCAATTAAACCTTTTATTTCTGCTGGCATTTTCCCTAGCCTTTGCGTCGTCTTTGAGAACCGCTAAAGTTGCCTTTAACAAATCCCTGTCCATATCAATAAACGTTTGGTGCGGAAGTCCTGTTGTTATTGCTAACCTAGCAACGAGGTAATGAAAGGAATCCCGCGTTATCCATTTGGGGAGTCAGCGTCAAGAATTTCTACTTTAACAAGCTGCTCCAAATACTTATCACCAAAAGGCACAACAGTTACGCCATTGCGCCTTTCAGCTTCCCAAGCCAACCAATAGACCGCGCTTTGTTTTTCTTCATCTCTAAAATATTTATGAAAACCACTTTTAAAGTGAGTTTCAAACGCGAACTCAATAACAGGTGTAATTTCATATTCAGAAACGTCACCTGAAGCCTTGGTTATTTTAAGTTTAATCATTTCAGTCCTTTGTTATGACCAAGTACCAGTGGTTGCGTACGCTGTTTTGCTATTGCATGTAAACGTCAAGTCCATCATGCCTATATCAGCGACAGCACCATTAATATCGGTTAAGTTGTCAATCAAAATCGTACCACTGTATAACGGGTTCGTTGTTGACACCGCGCTGGCAGTATCTTGAATTGCTTCAAAAGCAACTGAAGTACCGAAAGCGGCTTGTAGTGTAGCTCTTACTGAACCTGCCCCTGAAGCAAGGTTATCATTTAGAAATGATACGGTTATTGTGTCGGCTGATAACCCAGTTGTGAAACGGTGAGAATTATCGCCCATCGCGCTAATCTCAATTTGGTCAAGAACGCGGTTAAGGGTAAAAGCTGTTACATGGTCAGACAAGTTAACAGAATTAACTTTAAATCCAACCTTGTTATTTAAAAACGTTGCCATGAATTATTCCTCGTCTTTCTTGGTGATTGTTGGTTTTGGCTTGTCTTGCGGTACTTCTTGACCGATCTTTTTAAGAAAGGCAATGTCCTCGTCTGTAAGTGTCATTATTTAACTCCAAGTTGTTAGTGTGCTTATATTGATCGTGCTGACCATCATCTCTTGAGCTTCCTGCAATACCGACGGCGCAGATACGCTTTCAATGTTAAATTTAAGGCTTGACGCAACAAGTTTTAAAAATACCGCGCAAACCATTTCCTCTAACGCAATTAATGAAGCTTGATTGTCCAGCATTGGGACTATGCAAGTTATTGTAAAGTTTGCCTTTGCCCCAACATTGTATTGATTGTTGCTTGGCTCAAGCATTGGGTCGGCATACCTGAGAACAACGCTATTGGCGGTGGGTGTGGCTGGCACATAAGAGAACGTGTCCCACACCCCCGCATTACTTAGCGCGGACGCAATGGAAGCTCTGAGAGTTGTAACGGCAACTGTCATTAGCCTATTAGTCCATTGGGAGCTAAGTGGTTCGCAATTAAGCCTCTAACTTTTGCAATCAATGTTGAACCCATTTTAAAGGGTGATGGTTGAAAATTAGGGTCTAGTGCGCCGCCATTAGCAGCTTGTTTGGCTTGCCAGACTTCAGTCGCCACCATAAGGGTAGCCAAATTTATTTCGGGAACTGTTGCATAATCTGTGCCATGAAACGACCCTGTTGCAACTCCGTAAGGTCTAACTAAATGATTTGTTTGATCTGCGCCTGAAGCAACCGTAAAAGAAAAAGTATAAATTGTAGATTCGGTTATTGTACGAGTTCCGTTAAACACCGCGCCTGAATCTGAAATTACTAGGCTTTGACCAACAACAAAACCATGAGGTTCAACTGTTGTAACAGTTGCCTTTAAGCTGTTTAATTCTGTTGCAGCAATGTAAGCTTTATTAAACCACAAATAGCTTTTAATTACGTTTTCGGCAGCCTGACAGACTTCCTCAACCGTTGCTGACGAATACAAATTTCCTAATTGTAAATTTGCTCGGAGTTCGGCTTCAGTAACGTATGTGGCTGGCAAGGTATTTTCCTTTCTTAAAAGTTAAGGGGCGAAGGCTTCCAACGCCCCTTAACGGATTTTTCCTAGTTAGGAAAGATTAAGCAATCATCCATTTGTAAGCTCCAGCGTTTACCTTATTGGCAATTGCGCCGTAGCCATAGTAAGAAACGTCAATTTGACCGCTTGAAATTACATTGGTTTCCAAACGATACTTGGTTGACTCAAACCATGTGAAGGACTGAGGATTTACAACAATAATTGAACCGTCGCCTACTCCACCTAAGTAGCGAGAAACACGGAGGTTTAATCCACCAATGTTGCCGCGGATATTTGTAGGAGTTAGATTTCCTGAAGCGTTCTGAGGATTAATTGTCTGAGTAAATACAGCTCTGTTTGAACCATCTACTAGACCCATCAATGCGCCCCATTGCTCAGGTGATACAACAATGTTCTCAGCAAAACCAAGAGTTCCAGAATAAACTGAAACAGCTGCGTCAGCAATAAAATCTTGAATATTTGCTGCTGTCATTGTGCGGTTACCGCCATCAGTTGCAACTGCGGATAATGTTGCGCCAACAGCTGCGTCAGTTGCAGATGCGTAAGCAAACTCCATTTGACGTACTAGCTCTGAGAAAAATGCAGGTGAGCTGCGATCTAAAAGCTCTACTGAAAATATTTGACGTCCAGCGTATTTTTTAACATTTACGCTCAAGAAGGAAACATTTTGGTCAGTTTGTGATGGTGCTGCACCTTCAGCGGTTTCGGCAACTGTTGGTACTTGAGTTAACTTAGGGATTTCAAAAGTCATGCCAGCATCAGGAAGCGCACCAGTCGTAATAGAGTCAATAAACGGTCTGTCTGCGTTGCTAAGTGGGTTAATTACCTCAGTCAATTGACGTGTAGGAATTAAACCTGCGTTGTCAGTTGTATCTGCTGCTGCGCGTAGGTACTCGCGAGCTGAATCATCATTTAGATATTGTGCGCGTAATGTGTTCTCTAGGAATTTTTCCTTTGTGAACTCAAGACGAGGACGAGTGTAAATAGGTGCTGCAATTGTTGGGCGAGAAGCTTCAACCGCTGGGGTTTCTACTACCTCGGTCGCAACA